TATAAAGATTTACAACGTATGTTCAAACCCTTATATACCCCAATAACATCTAGTAAGGCTTATATAATAGTAATATATAAGAGATTTATGGGCATGAAAATAAAGGCAAAGTTTGAAGGAGGTTGTAAGATTTGTGGTGAAACATGGGCTGTTGATGATGAGATAAACTATCAAAAAACACCAAAAGCAATATGTAGTGATTTAGAATGCTTCTCACAACAGGGTGGAAGTTTGGAAGGTAAAGCAAAGGCTTTCGGCAACCCAGCAAATATTATAATAACAACAATTCCAGAAGTTCTGGTATCAGAGGACACAAAAATCATTGGTGGTCTTTGGAAGCAATACTTTAAAGAGGCACATGAACTTACCAAGCAAGTATATCGACAAGAAGATGTCAATAGTGATAGATTTGGTATGATAAGACAGACCGTGTTGAATCAATTAGTTCATTTGGCAGGCGTAGTTGTTGCAAAGAGAAATCAAGATGACTAAGAATAAAAAAACAGAAAAGACCGTTGAAGATAAATACCAAGAGCTAGCCGTTGCATATAATAAACTCGCTTCACGTTATAACAAAGTTTTAAGTGTTATTAATGAGTTGGGTCTAAACATTCAGGTTGTTTGTACACAGAATAAAATAGCATCTAGTTAGACTTATATATAAGATGATATTACAGTAGTTAATGACGAAAATAGCATTAGCCATTATACCACTACTTGTTTTTGTTGCTGGTACTGCATATGCAGAAGAAATAGGACATCACGTTGAAATTAACGAGTTTCCATTTGATAAAAAAATATATCATAATGGAACAATAACATTCACAAATCCCACAAACAGTACATGGGACGTAAATCAATCTGGTCGATTTTTTATTTCAGTATATCCAGAACAGTCAGTAATAGTAGATTTGCCAATAACAAATTGTGATAATATCTGTTTTCATGAAGGAGTATACTACATTCAAGAAAACATATCCAATAAGGCAGGTAATTTAACTATAATAGACCCCACACCAGAGCCTGTTGTATCTATTCCTAATAACTCGACCGTGAATACTACATCAAACACACCTATATCCGTTGTTAGTAATGATGATGGATTTACTGGTTGGCAGCAAGAGGGTGATAGAATGGTAGCATATAGATTGGGTGAGGTTGTTAACTCATATGAGATTGGTGCACTACCAACTGAACAAAGACCAGAACCAAGCATTGATACATCTGCATTCGACTTTACAGAAAACGCTGGAATACTTTCGTTAAGACTTCAAATAATGCAGGTTCTAGAATCAATACTATCTATACTCTTCAGAGTATAGTCTCCATTTTTTTACATCTAGTAAGGCTTATATATTAGTTGATATATTATAAAGTAATAATGAATCTTTCAAAAGTTCTTGACCCTGAACCAAGACAAGAGTCTGCCAAATTACAAAAGGGAGACGAAATAACGATACAGGGATTCAAGATAAAACACAGTTCAAAACACGATGCTGACTTAGTCGAAATTCAAACAACAGAAGGTCTTAGACATTCTTTTGGTAAGATGATCGTAGGTCAAGGAAAACCTGATGGATGGTGGGCTGATCAAGTCGCCAAATGTGTTGCAATAGACGCAACTGATGGTTTAGATGCTCGTGTAATTGAAAAGATTGCAGAGCCAAGTGGTAGACCCATGTTGGCTTTAGAGCCTGTAGAGGCAAACGAGGTTTAGGCACCCTCTCTTTTTTTTCTTATGGTAAAAGTTATATGATAGAAAAATGTGATAAGTGTGGATATAAAATGAAGAAATTAAATACATGTCATTTAATATGCCCAAACTGTGGCTCTCATTTAGATTGTTCAGATAAAGGAACGGTGTGGTAAATGGAAATAAGATTTGCTACTGACAATATAGATACAAAATTATATGAAAAGTTAATATTAAAATACATATATGAACACTATTATTATACAGACTATAATAGATATATGCTACAAGATAAGTGGGTTATAGAAATAAAACCAACAACAGATTATAATGGATCTTATTCAAACGATCCAAGGTTTGAAGAGTTAGATTTTAGTATTCCACATGGAATCACAGGTAAAGAAAAGATTGTATGTTATATTACAGACAGTAATAATAGTCTTATTATGCTTCAAAACATGTCAGTAATTTGTCATGAATTGGCACATATGATTCTACAAATATATTACCCAGACAAAATTGTGAAAATGAGACATAATGACTTTCATGGTAAAGCTGGTGATAGTAGAAAGTTTTTCAGTTCTGAAGTACATGATAGAGTCGCAGAGGGTAGGTTTAAAGAGTTTAAGTACCCTATTTCACGATGGAGAAAAAGAAGTTTCATAGGTGTTGATATTGAAGATTTGTGTAATACAAGAGAAATGTGTAATTTTGGGTGTCTGCAAAATGGCTAAAACATGTGGTGAAATGGAATTTGAACTTTGGTTTGGTAAATCAAAAAAAGCATGTAATCATGAGTGGATAGGTAATATACCTGTTCGTAATAACTCACAAGATGGTGATGCTGGACAGCACTGTAAACATTGTTATAAGGAAAAATTGAAATGAAGTTTGAGAAACTACCTAATGGAAAATGGAGACCAATAAAAGATACAAAGCCATCTTTTGATAAAAACGGTAATAAATTATACGAGTGGGATGACCCAATTTATAGAAAGAAAGTGCAACATGCACTTGAAAAAATTACTGACACATGTCCATCATGTGGTGCTTATAGTTTAGCTGATCCATGCATACATCATTTATCAGATTTGTATAAAAACGAACTTAGAAGACGAGCCTATAATAAAAAAATAAAGGAACAAAATAGCACAGAAGTGTATCAAAACTCAGTCCAAGACAGTTTTAACATCATCTAGTAAGGCTTATATAGATGTATATTCTATGGTTGTTGTAATGAAACATCAAATTAAAAAAATTCCAAGTGTAGGACATTGGGGAGTAAAAGAAAGACCATTCAGGCTTTTAATAATAAGTGATTTACATGTTGGTTCAATAACTGCACTGTGTTCAGAAAAACCAGTTGTATCTGATCATAATAGTTATCATTTACCAAACAAACTTCAAAAGGCTTTATTTAAAGCATGGAAGGATATGATAAAGGACGCTACAAAAGATGGTGGAATAGATTTACTGGTTGTAAACGGTGAGTGTATTGATGGTGCTAACGTGAAACAGGTTGGTCAACAATCATGGACTACTAATTTAGATGACCAAATGAATGACGCAAAAAAATTAATTGAGATGATACCATACAAAAAGATATTATTGATAAGGGGATCTAATTATCACGATCAATTAGACGCAACAAATCTTGAAGAAATAATGGCTTCAAAATTAAGAGATGTTGTTGACTATAAAACATATGGTGGAGAGGGTAAAACTGATTACTTTGCTTATGTTAAGATTAATGGTAAGATCTTTAATTTCACACATCATATAGGTTATTCAAGACAAGAAGGAAATAGAGCTAACGCACTATCAAGAGAAATGAAGGGTATGCACTTCCAGCATGATAAGCTTGGAAGATCGGACTTTATGGTAAGAAGTCATGTTCATTATTTTGTTCATGTAGAATTTACTAACACACATGGTATAGTCACACCGTGTTGGAAATACCCAGATGCACACCTTACACGAGGTGGTTTAGCAGGGACAACACCAGATATTGGTGCTGTTTGGGTTGATATTACCAAAGATGGTGGCATATTTGTAGATAAATTCATAGCAGAAATAGGTGTCAAACCAAGGGTAATAGATTTTGACGCTTAGAAAGTATGTTATAGACTCTGATTCTGAAGAAGAGATTCAGAAACAAATCCATAACAGAAAAAAACCAACTCCAGCATATCTTCTAATACAAGAAACTGTATTAAAGATGATGGGTGGGTGTTCTGATGGATTCACTTTTAAACAAATATATCAGATGATGCCAAACACAGATCCACGTAGAATACGTGAAGCAGTGCAGGGATTAGAAGGTAAAGGCTTAACACATCATAAGTATTGCAGATGTGGTTCAGCAAGAGTTTATTATAAATCCTAATATAAAAGATCTCTAGTAAATCTTAAATACCCCAATGTTTTACTAACCCTATGTTCATTGAAATTACATGGAAAAATTCTAAAGGAAAGGAACTTAAAACACTAGTTGAGCATAATAAGATACAAGGATTTATAAATGGATTTGTTGAGAGGGAAGTAAAAGCAGACTTAAAAATGCCAGAAGAATTTACTATTACAAACCAATTAGAACCTTTAAATACCCCTGAACTATTACACGTTGAGAAGATAGCTTTACCAGAAGAAAAAAACTTAGTTAATTAACGTTAACTAACTTAACTAATAACAGCTAAAACCTAGCTAACATCTAGTAAGCCTTTTATACATGTTAAACTAAGAGTATGTATGAAGTTTGACAGAACGACCGTAACAATTTCAATCAATAAACATACGAAGGAAATTTTTGAAAAGGCTAATATCAAAAAACCAATTCACCTTAGTATGAGTACATGGATTGCAGTAATGGTTGAAGAGTATCTTAAAACACATACTGATAATGCAAGCATAACTGACTTTATAGATAAAGATGTAATATCATCAGTCCCAATATTCTTTGCACCAATTCAAAACTGGGAGGCAAAAGTCAAAGATATGACAAATATTGAGTTTTCTAGGCTACAAGAGAGGCTTGGTCAGTTGGATAATCTCATACTCAAAGAGGGAGAGAAAAGATTATGATAAACAAATATGATAACTGTACATACTCTGCCTTAAAAGATGTGATTGTTGAAAAACTATCTTCAAACAATTGGTCAAACATTATTGACACATTGAGACCAAATGATTCATTCACAGTTAATATTTCATCTCCAGAGTGGATTGATCTATATCTCTCAAGAATGGATGTATTTAGAGACCTTATGAAGGAGTCGGTCTATGTTCTAAAAAACCAAAAACTTGGTGGTTTGAAGGCTGAGAGCATATTCAAGAACCTAAAAATACTATTGGTTTCAGATGATGAGGTTGAAATGCATGAGATTAAAGCCGAGAAAGAAGGTCAGACCGTATGTTTTGAAGCAATTATTATAGGAACCGATGCACCAAAAACATTCATAAAGGAGACAGATGTTATGTGTCCAGTTTGCTTTACAACTGAACATTTAAAAGCCGACTTTGAAAGAAAACTTAGGGTTTTAAAATGCATGAATGTTTCATGTAAGAGTGCTAAAATGGAACCACAGAAAACTGGATTAGTGACTGAGGATATACAGACAATATTATTACAACAGCCATTAGAAAAGGCAACTAAGAACTCACCAATAATTTTCTATGGTAAAGTTGTGGCTGATCAGGTTGGAACTGCGTTTGTGGGTCAAAAAAAGAAGGTTGTTGGTATATTTAGATCAAACATAGAAGAAAATAAAGATGAGAATGACGTGTTTATTGATGTAATATCTCTAACCGACGTTGATGATGTTAATGAAATATTACCAAGTGAAGAAGAAGTTGTAAAAATTGAAGCAGAGGTTAAGGAAGATGACTTCATAAACAAACTAATTAACAGTTTTGCACCACATATTTACGGATATGATGACATTAAACTGTCGTGTTTACTCCAATTAGTAGGGGGTGTACCATCAAAGAAGAGGGCTGACATCAACATTTTACTTGTTGGAGACCCATCAATGGCAAAATCAGAACTATTAAAATATGGTAATATTATATCACAGAAAAGCATATACACCTCTGGTAAAGGTACCACTTCTGCTGGATTAACAATAGGCATGGTAAAACTAGCAGACGGTAGAATGATTGCACAGGCTGGTGTATTACCACTATGTAATAAAGGTCATGCATTTATTGATGAGTTTGACAAAATGAATAAGGATGATAGAAGTTCTATGCATGAAGCAATGGAACAACAAACAGTTTCAATAGCCAAGGCTGGTGTTAATATGACACTTGATGCAAAGGCTAGTATTTTGGCAGCAGCCAATCCAAAGTTTGGAAACTATGATGATTCATTAACACTGATGGATAACATAAACATACCAAGTCCACTGTTATCAAGGTTTGATTTAATCTGGTTAATAAAAGACAGAGTCAGTGTGACTGAGGATATTCAAAAAGCAAATCATATTCTTGATGGATTCACTAACAAGGATGCAGATAGTGATTGTAGATTTACAGAAAGAGAACTCACTGGATTTATAAACATATCAAAGAAGTATGAACCATCTTTAACACGAGAGGTTAGGGATGAGATTGTTAAGATATACGAAAAGCTTAGACAGTCTTCTAACAACCAGTTTAATGTGGGAATAAGACAGCTTGAAGCCTTGATAAGACTTAGCATGGCTCATGCTAAATTAAGACTGAAATCCAATGTTGAACTTGAAGATATAGTCGCAGTGAAGGACTTACTCATATCAATGTACAAAAACTTTGACATAGATATTGCTGGTGGTGGTGTCCAGTCTCAATTATTTAAGAGTGGTCGAATGACTAAAGAACAAACATATCACAAGATATGGTCAGAGTGTTCAGATGAGGATGGCAAGGTAAAATTAACAGACTTTATGAAAAAACTTGAAGAGAGTGGAGTGTCTAATCTAGACGCAACGAAGCTATTTCATAGATGGGAAAACACAGCAACAATAAAATTGATGGCAGATGGGACGTACAAAAAAACAAAGTAAACCATCTAGTAAGGTTAATATAGTAGATGAGTCTAAAGAGGACATGAGTGTTATTAGTGATACAGAAAATGATTTTTCACAAAACCCTGAACGACAGACAGCAATACCTGACTTAGATCTTGGAATAGAGCAATTAGACGGTGTTGGTGCAGTAACTGCAAAGAAACTAACCGACTTTGGTGTAACATCTCTATTAGATGTTTGTATTAGAGGTGGTAGAGAAGTCTCTGAGATTACTGGTGTAACAAAATCAAAAGCAGATTCTTGGGTATTCAATGCACAAAAAATACTTGAAGATAACGATTTAATAAGAAAATCAGACATGAGTGTTGTAGATTTAATGGAATATCAGGCAAATTACCCTACCTTAGAGACCAAATGTACGGCAGTAGATGAGCTTTTAGGTGGTGGATTGAAGCCAGAGTGTACATATGAAGTCTATGGTGAGTATGGTTCTGGTAAGACACAATTCTGTAATACATTAACATCTCAGGCAATTCATGAGGGTGAAAATGTTGTATGGGTTGATTGTGAAGATACATTCAGACCTACAAGAATACTTGAAGTAATGAAGGCACATGAGTATGTAGAAACCAAGGAAGAAATGGAAGGTGCATTAAATAAAATAACATATTTCTATACACCAAACACCGAACAATTAATGGGAACTATCAACGCATTGTCAAAGACAATGGATGAAAAGAGACCAAGATTAGTGGTAATTGATGGTGCAATAGGTCAATTTAGGGAAGAATACCTAGGTAGAGGGACACTAGCAGACCGACAAAACCAGATAGCAAGACTAATGACACACCTAAAGAACATATCATACTACTATAAAACAACTGTATTGTATACAAATCAAGTACAGACAGACCCATCTGTTATGTTTGGAGACCCAGTAAAACCAATAGGTGGAAATGTTGTAGGTCATGCAGCTACGTATAGACTATACTTTAAAAAATCTGGTAAAAAACGTATAGCAAGAATGGTAGACAGTCCAGAACACCCACAAGCAGACGCAGAGTTTCTACTCACTGCCAAGGGAATAGAGGATAAGGTAGATTAAAATGAAAATATGTAAAAAACATGATGAGAAACTTCCATGCAAAGAATGCATCTCAGACAGAGCAAATAAGAGGGCGTTGGTAGCAGCTAACAGAGTTGCTAGGGAGATTGGGTTTTAATGAATGAATTGCGATGTATCACTTGTCATACATATCTTTACACTGAAACTGACGAAGAACATGACGAAATATACTACACATGTCCAAAATGTGAATATGAAGATCTTCCAAAATTTATGAGGGAAAGATGTGCAGAGTTTAGAAAAAAAGACAAAATATGTGAGCATTTTAATTGGGCTGACCACTGTAGAGCATGCGATACATGGAACCCAGCATATAATCCAAAAAACAGAAAGGGATGGAATGATAAAAATGAGTGAAGAGCCAGACGTTGGTAATTATGAGGAATATGTCCTAAGTGGTATTGAAGATCAAGCCTCAGAAGAGGTTGCACAAAAATATGAAGAGATTGAAAAAGGCACACATAACGTTGTAAAATGTACTTGTGATTTAGGTTCAGCACGTAGTTTTCAGTTTGGCAGTCATACCAGACGTGCTGTTCATCGTGATTATTGTGAAATATCTAAATCAAAGAAACAAAAAGCAGAAGAACCAAACTATGATGGATATGATGACGACGGTGAAATTCCTTAAAAATATTATTTGTAAGGGGTATATAAAGGTTGAACCCACGAGAAAGAATGAGAGCCTCAAACAGAAGGGCAGTAAATCACTTACTTTCTAAAGGATACGACGATATATGGCTTAAGGCACATGGTAGACGACATGATTTAATCTATACTTTGGGTGAATGGTATAGGGCATTGGATCTATGGAACCTGTTTGACGGAATATGTTTTGACAAAGAAGGTAATATAATATTGATCCAGATAAAAACCAATTCATGGGCTCAAGCACAACCAATAAAAGACTTTCTAAAAAACAAACAAAACTTAATAGCGTTGTCAATTAATGTAAAGGGAAGTGGAAAAAAATGGGAGGTATTAATAAGACAGTATGACACACATCATAGGAAAAGGAGAAAGTACTGCTCTAGATATTCTAAAAGAAATATACGGTGAGACCGTAATATATTCCACTCAGGTAATGTTTAAAGATCTAATGTCATTTGAACTAATACCAGAGGGACTATCTGAAAGACAACAGAAAGAATCAGTTGACATCGTATTATTCACTGGATTTAACCCAGTCTGTGTTAGAGTTCAGGGTGGGGATCATGGTGGTATACTTAAATCAGCTAGGGATAGTGTACAAAAACAGATGTTAGAGTGGAGTAATTGTATAGTTATAGATCTATGGCATTATGATTGCCCTGTATTATTCAGTGAAAAGTTGAACGACGAATCACGGAGAGAAGTCAAAGAGGCTTTTAAGGATTACTTATAGAGATCTTCTGGTGCTTCTTTCTCTTTTGCATCATCTTTCTCACTATCCTTTAAGAACTTACACATAAGCTCTACCTTCTGCTGTAGTATTTTATCTTCCATAAGCTTTATACCAATCTCAATTTCACCAAAGCTTAAGTTCTTGTCCTTAAACATTGTAGAAATTGTGTCGTCGATAGAGTCGTAAAGCTCATTTATTACATCCCATCTTGGTTCTTGGGTTTCTATCTTATCTTCAGCCATTTATATATAAAGGTAATTATCCCCTATTTAACTTTATGCCTTAATTTACTTACTATTGCGAGCGTGACACCAATTATTGGTATCATTTCAAGTGTATCTATACCATAAAGGAAAAAATCAACTATTACACCATGACCATGTAAAATACCCTCACCCCAAATACATTCCAAAGCCCACCATGAGTGTGGGATTTGCATATACAGTATTATGGCTGATATAATCAGGCTTTTAGCCATGTGTCTCTCATACCAATCTAGAAATGCTGTTATTGGGCTCAATAATAATAAGAAAGTTTCTCTATTAATAAATCTACCTAAATTTAGGTATGGCTAACAATATGACAGATCCGTGTATCACCGACTTTCGCATATTCGGTGAAAATAGGGGTATATACTATGATGAGACAAACAGGTGCTTGATATTTCTTTCAAATCATGAATGTCTTGCAGATCTCTATAGAACAATAACTCATGAAGTGGTTCATCATTGTTTAGCAAAGCTTTGCATCTCTGAAGAGATAGATGAAGATCAAGAGGAGAAAATTATATTCTTTTTAGCATGGGCTGACGACGCTATTTAACCTGCATCGCTTTTGTATAATTAATTTTTTTTGGTTTATTTCTAACCAATCCATTACAACAAATACATCTCTTTTTAAATATTTTTTATTTATAAATTTTGCACATTGTTGGCAATAATGGTTAACACCAAAATAGTCCCTATCGAACCTATCACAAACGCCCTTACACATCTTTAAACAACCTAGGTATTAGTGATATTGGAACTTTAATTAATACTGTTTTCTGTCCAGCTCTTGCGTGTTGTGCTATAAACATACATCTGTTTGAACAGTATTTACTTGCATGTGATTTAAGACCAACAGTGGTTATATCTCTACCACATATTATACAGTCTCTTTCCTTTCTTATATACCTTTTAATGTGATTCTGCCGTCTTGCTTCTTTTGCACACACTCTACCACAATACTTTGCACCACAACCAAAGAAACCTCTTTCGTACTCCACATTACATATATTACAAGTCCTTAATTTCTGCTTCATTCCACAACTCCCTAACGTTTTCTGTACACTCTTTACATAATGTAAGTTTATCCAACCTAGTTGATACCTTATCAGAAAGGCATATATGACATATATCAGACCCCAAAGAAATCACCAAAAGTTTTTCGACCACGATTTTTTTCGCCTCTTTCTATTTGTAAGTCATATACTGCATTAGATAGTAAAACCTCCTCTTCAATATCATTATAGATTTCATCAATGTCATCATTTGTTAGTTTTCTACATCTATTATTTCTGATTAAATCTAAGAATTTATGTAGGTCTACGGTACGTCTCTTTGACTTACGTGAACCCATTATTTCAAGAGTCATTAATGTTGCAGAGTGATATATGAATCTCTCTCTATCTGTAAATGTCATACAACATTCACCTTTAACTG